GTTTATAAGCAACTTTCACAAAGAACATCTAAATATATTTGATTCGAATGGAATCCTAAACAGTCACATTGGGTAAACGAAAAAAAAAGAAAAGATAATACTATTACTTTATTTTCTACATTTCAGGACAATCCTTTTTGCCCTTTAGAGTCTAAAATACAAATACAATCATATCAACCGTTGATACAAGCCGAAGTAGTTTTAACTGATTTAATGAGCGTTGTTGAATGTATGAATTATGATTTTGAAGTAAACATAAAAAACTTAACTAAAAGACAAATAAACGAGATTAAAAGATGTATTTACAACGAAAGTGTTAATAGTGCGTCTTTATATCATTGTCTAGTATTCGGTAAAGGAGAAAAGAGCGAAAAACCAAACCGTATTTTTAAAGGATGGAAAACATTAAATAATGCTGATTTTAATAAATTACCATATCAATCTTATTACGGCTTAGATTTTGGACTATCAGCACCAAGTGCGCTTGTTGAAATGAAATTTGATGGCGATGAAAACTACTTTTTTCGTGAAGTTCTTTATTGCCCTTTAAACGACATGAAAGGAACGCTTACAGAAGAGTTTCAAAGATTAGGAATAGAAAAGCATAAGCAAATTATTTGCGACTCAGGAAACGAATTGAACAAAGAAGAAGCAAGGAAATTAAAGAATGCAGGTTATAATGTTATTAATGCAAAAAAAGGTTCTGGATCTATTGCTTCTGGTATCGAAACAATGCAAAAGAGTAAAATACATTACGTTAAAGAATCTGTTAATATTGAAAATGAATATGAAAATTATTCTTGGAAGATATGGCAAGGCATTCAAATGGATGTTCCAGAAGAAAACGGAGACGATCATATTTTAGATGCAATGAAATACGTTATTTCTTGGTACACAAAAGTTTTTCGTTTAAGTTAATATTTTTTTATTATATTTGCTTTTATTAACAATGTTGTGATAACATCGTATTTATGGGATTATTTGATTTCTGGAAAGGTAATAGCGTTAATGTGGAAAGAGACCGCAATGGCGTTTTTACCTATTCTTTTTTAGACCAATCAGGATTTACAAACTCAGATAAATATCTTGAGTTATCACTAAGCAACCCAGTTTTATTGTCTATTATTGCTTTACGTTCAAAAATTTATTCTCAAATGAAAATATCTCATTTGAATTCAGCAGGCAAGCCGATTGAAAATAGCGAAATATTAAAGTTGTTCAAACAACCTAATTACTTTCAATCACAAGAAGATTTTTTATTTCAGCAAATGTGGTTTTTATCTGCGAATGGTACGAACTTAACATATAAAGTTGATGCACTTTCAGTTACAAAAGCTATTTATAATCTATTACCTAGTGAAATTGACTTAAACAACACACACAAGGTAAAATCTTTTGTTTACACCAAAGATGAATTAAAATCATACGGAGATAGAAAGATTAAATATTCTTTAGACGGACAATCAATTGATATATCTATTAAGGATTTAATACCTACATACGACTTAGCAAATGGATTGACTTGTAATTCTTTAATGAGTTCGCCTAGTAGATTGAAAGGTATGTCTAAAACCATCCAAAACATCGAAGAAAATTTACTGTCTAAAAATGTAAATTTAAAGATGTCACAAAAGTATTTGATGGCTAGTCAAGGAGACGGTAACGAGGCTCAGATACAAGATGGTGACCGTAATGATATATTCTCTAAAGTTGCTAAAAAATCATTATTAATTACTAACGCAAACATTAAGGCTCAACACTTAGTTAGTGACATGAAGCGTTTGTTTTTAGATGAACAATTTAGTAACGATGCTTTAACTTGCTTAAATGCTTTTGATATGTCGAAAGATATACTGAATTATTTTAGCAATGGAGCAAGCACCTACGAAAATAAAGAAAAAGCGATGTTGGATTATGTGCAAAACTCAATTCAATCAGATGCGAATAATACAATGAATAGCTTTGCAAGTTCATTCGGATTAATCGGCAAAGGAGAATCTTTAGTAGCATCATACGACCATTTACCAGTAATGCAAATAGTGATGAAGACGAAAATTGAAACTTTGCAATTGTTTATTAACACGCTGGTAGACTATACACCAGAAGCAAAAGTAAAGCTAATCGAAGAGTTTAAAGTAAAATTAGGGTTATGAAAACAGATAAAACAAAACCACTGACAAAAGAAGAGATTGAGAAGTTGAAACAAGAAAAAGCAAAATCATTCGATAAAATTGTAAAAAAATGATAAAAGTATTAGAATTTCCAAACAAAGAATTCCAAACGAAAGAGGAATTATTCAAGGCATTAATTGATAACAAAAAAGAACTTGTTTCAATTAAGAAATCAGCGACTAAAAATGCCGATGCAGTTTCGTTTGGTTATTTAGACACTTCTATTAAAATCGACACGAATAAAGAAGACGTTCAAAGTCAAATGCAAAATCCAGAATCTTTGAATGTGAAAGTAGTAATAAATACTACCAACTTTTTAGATAGTCACGGTGACGTTCACATAAATGGAATTTGGAATAAATCAGTTAAAGACAATGTTTCTTTTTTGCACTTGCAAGAACACGAAAGAGAGTTTGACAAAGTTATTACCGATAGCGCAAAAGGTTATGTTCAGTCTATGGCGTGGAAAAAATTAGGTTTGCCGTACGAAGGAAAGACAGAAGCCTTAATTTTTGAAAGTACTATCGATAAAAAGCGAAATGAATTTATGCTTAATCAATACGCAAATGGATGGGTAAAAAATCATAGTGTCGGGATGCGCTACGTATCGTTAGAATTGGCAATTAATACCGAAGCGGAATACGACAAAGAATATAAAGCGCTATGGGATGAATTTTACCCAGTAATAGCAAACAAAGAAACAGCAGACGAAAGAGGTTATTTCTGGGTTGTAAAAGAAGCAAAAATTATTGAAGGTAGTGCAGTTGTTATGGGTAGTAATTCAGCAACGCCAACACTCGAAAATAAAGAAGGAGCCGTCTTAATTGACACTTCGAAAGACGAGCCGTCACAAGACACTCAAAAAGAACAAGAAAGTTATTATTCACACTTAATTTAAACAAAAATGAAATTTAAACAATTTTTAGTGTCAAAAGGAATTACAGAAGATGCATTTGGAAAAATGGCAGCTTCTGAACAAGCAAAAATCCATTCAGAGTATTTAGATACTATTTCTGATGGGACTGCTTCAAAAGCGGATTTAATAGAAATTATGTCCAAAGTACAAGCATTAGAAACAGCAGGAAATGATGTATCATCTTTAAAAGAGGATATTGAACAACTTGCATTAAAAGTGCTAAACTTAGAAACAAAAGGAGCTACTTCAAACGTTCCAGAATCATTGACAACACTTTTGACTGAAAAAGCCGAAGAGTTAAAAGCAATGAAAGAGAAATCAGGTGCAAGCGTTCAAATTACGCTTAAAGCTGCTGGAACAATGGCATTATCTACCAACGTAACTGGACAAATTCCACAGGCCGAAAGAGAGGCCGGGATTACTCGACTTGTAACAAGAAATCCCTTTGTATTGCAATTGGTAAACGTTGGTACAATTATGTCAAACGTTTGGGAATGGGTAGAGCAAAAAAATAGAGACGGTGGAGCCGCTATGACAGCAGAGGGCGCGTTGAAATCTATTGCAGATTTTGACTTGGTTGTTGCAAGTGCGAACGTTAAAAAAGTAACCGCTTACATCAAAGTTACAAAAGAAATGCTTGACGATGTTGAGTTAATGCGTTCAGAAATTGACCAAGAATTGACTGAGTTAATTAACTTGAAGATTGACGATCAACTTTTGAACGGTACAGGATTAACTGTTAATTTAACAGGTATCAATACAAATGCAACCGCTTGGGCGGCTGGTGCTTTTGCTTTGGCGATTCCAACACCTACTAAATGGGATGTCCTTAGAACCGCTATTAATCAAGTTCGTGTAAACTTGTTTGAGCCAAATTACATTTTGATGCATCCAACAGATGTAACTGGGATGGAATTGTCAAAAGATTCTACAGGACAGTATATTATGCCTCCATTCGCTGCACTTGATGGGACAGTTGTGAGCGGTATTCGTGTAATCACAAATACAGGTATTGCCTTAGATTCATTCTTAGTTGGGGATTTTAGCAAAGCTGGAGTTCGTTTCAAAGAGGGATTAACTATTAACGTAGGTTATGAAAATGACGATTTTACTAAAAACTTAGTTACTATTCTTGCTGAGGCACGTTTAGTTCAAAGAGTAAAATCTAATCATTACGGGGCATTTGTTAAAGGCGTTCTTTCAACTTCAATAACTGCTTTAACTAAGCCGTAATTAAAAAATTAACCAACTATTAATAATAATAATAGTTGGTTTTAAATAATTAACTTAAAAAAAATAAAATGAAAGTAAAAATCACAAAAGATTGGGCTGGATATTCAAAAGGAGATACGGCTGAAGTAACAGACAAAGATACTTTAAAAAAAGGATTTGAAATTAAACTTTTCGAGGGTAAAATGCCAAAAGAAGAGGAAGGAAAAGAAGATTCAAAAGAAGAGTAGTAAATAATTTAAAGACAAAACCAAATGCAAATAGTAGATAAATCATTCTTTAATAATCAGAATTACATTCATATACCTTTAGCGGTTGTCGATCCTTCAGCAACACCAAATAACGCTACAGAGTTAGATTATATGTGTGTAAAATTAGAGCGTGAAATACTATTAAATGCATTTGGTTTAAGTCTTTATAATGAGGTAAAAGCAATAACGGATATTGAATCAGCTGACGAAAAATTTAAAAAGCTAATAAAAGGCGACGAATACGACGGTAAAATATGGTTAGGTTTAGATAATGAGGATTCATTGATAGCTAACTACATTTACCAAGAATTTGTTACTCAAACAGATATTAGACTTTCGGCAACTGGAGCGAAAAAAGTTAATCCTGAAAATGCAACAACTCAAACGCCTAGATACTTAATCGCTGGAGCATGCCAAAATTTCATTAAGCAATATCAAGGAGAATATTTAACGACTCCTTTTATTACTGATAATTTTATTGATTGGTATGGTTGCAATAGTATTGAAAAAAGTCTTTACGGTTATTTGATGGATAAACAAGCTGATTTTACAAATTGGAAGTCAGAATATTTTAAGATTTACGAAACTAAAAATAGTTTTGGGATATGATAGTTTTTGAAGAAAAGATTAGGGATTTAGTAGCATTAATGCCACAATGGAATGGCACACATACAGTGCGTTATGATTGGGGTACAATTGATGTTTTAAACAAATTCCTTTTACTTAAAGAAAGCGTATCAAAATACCCGCTTATTTGGTTAGTAACTTCGAAAGATACAGATGACCTATTGAGAAATCGAGTTACAAGAAAAGCAAGGTTTGTAATCGCAACACGTTCAAATGATGTAGATGGATTCAATTCTCAACAATATCAAACAGATTATAAAGAAGTACTTATTCCTGTTTATAATGATTTTATCACTTTGCTAAACAGTAGCGGAATTTCTAAGATAGTTGGAAGCACTATCGACAAAGAATTGAAGCCTAATTTTAGCCTAAACGATAACGGAAAAGGACTTATCACTATTTGGAATGCTATTGTTTTGGATTTAGAAGTCGAAATTATTGACGGTTGCATAAAAAAGAATATAAAATTTTAATGCTATGGCAGAAAAAGAAGTAAAAACAAAATCATTTAAAGTAGCTAAAGAGTTTACTTTAGATAAATTATATCTAGTTGGTGCAAATATTGCACTATCTGATAAAAAAACAATTGATAAATTAATTTCAAATAAATTTATAAAATGAGTTTAGAAACACAAATAAATACAGTAAATGTAACAGCGTTGGGATTGGTAGAAAAAGGATTTGTATTTGCACAAGAAATAGATAAGGACTATATGCGTTCTTTACAAGAGGATGGTACATTGATAATGTTACAAGGAGTTGTTTCTTTTGAGGATTCAACAGCAGACGACAACATAATTACACGTGCAGGTTCTGGAATTAAAGTAGTAGCAGGCAAAAACCCATACGAACATACAGTGACTTTTGACAATGGAATTAATTTTCACAAGGCATTGACTTCTTTGTCAGGTTATGGAAATTATGACCTTATTTTGTTTGATGTAGATAATTCAATGTTTTTTACAGTAACTAAATCAGGTAACCCAAAAGGATTTACTTTAGGGATGTTTGAAAACGGCAAGTATATGGGTGCTAATGGTACTGATGCAAGTTCACAGTCTATTTTGCTTCAATTAATAGACCGTGCCGAAATAGACGAAAGAATGTCTTGGATTACTTCAAGTGAATTAGATTTCAGTTACGCAGAATTAACTGGGGTTAATGAAGTTTTAGTTTCGGTTGATCCGATTGTTACGGCTTCAACTACTATTCTAGTAAGCGCATTCTTATTAGATAAAACACACCCTGTAGAGGGGCTTTTAGTTGGTGATTTTACGGTTATTCGTAACGGTGTAGCCGTAGTTCCAAGTGCAGCCGTTTATAGTGCTACGACTAAAAAATATACGTTAACAGTAACAGCTAATACAACCGCTGATATAGTTGAAGTGTCGTTAAACGATATTGTTTTGACTTTAGCCGATGTTTTATATAAATCAAATACTGCTACAGTCGTTGTAACAGCGTAATTAATTTAAAAGAAAGGAGGGAAAGCGATACATTAATTTGTATCGCTTTTTTTATTATCTTTGAAATATGCCAACAACAATTTCAGATTATATCAAAAAATGCCAATTCGTAGCATCCGAAATGCTAAACGAGCAGGAAAGGATCGTTTTGGCAAACGAGGATAAAATAATTTCGTTGAATGTTGATGCTTTTCAAGATGGCATCGGAAGCGATGATAAAATTTTAAAAAATAGCAATCCAATATTTAAGGGTGTTTATAGTTTGTCAACTCAACTAACAGACCCAAAAAAAATAGCTGGAAATCCGTATAATTTCTTTCAAACAGGTGCGTTTTTAGGTAATATGCAAATTGATTTGCAACCGAATTTAACTAAATTCGATATATTTAGTACAGGAACAGGAAGCGGAGAAAAGGCATTGTTTTTTAGTGGTTATACAAACTTATTTGGATTAGATAAAAATAATACCGATATAGTTAATTATTCAATTATATTGCCAGAACTTCAAAAATTTGTAAAAAAGTATTTATGAAAGTAACTAAACAACAATATTACGACTCAATAGAAACGTTACCATTATATAACTTCGACAAATACCGAAATACAAAGGATTTAAATTGGTTTATAGAAGGTTACGATGGCAGGCAAACAAAACAAAGTAGTGATCAATTACATGAAATTGAGAAGGTTATTTTAGACGAATATTTCAAGGCTATTGATGACCGTTCATTTACTAATCGTTTGCAAAAATGGGGCGAAATTGAAGCGTTAAAACTAAAATATCACGTTGTTAAATCATTAATAAATCGTATGTGGTTAGGTTTCGGAAATGAACAAATGGAAACTAGGTTGTTATTCATAAAAGAACTGGCTAGACACGGGTACAAAATGTCAGAAGTTAATACTATTGATGGTGATGCAATAGAATTAGAGCGTTTAAATACAGCTTGTGAAGGGATTAAAACAAAGATTTCACTAGTTGAAATGGAATTAAATAAAGACGCAAAAGTAGAAACAACTTCTTTAGCTAAACAGTTACAAATAGCAACTATTGGCTTGCAATATCCTTATAGATTAAATCCTAAAGAAATAACAGTTTCCGAATGGATTGAGATATGCAAATTATTAGAAGAAAAAGCAAAACAGAATTAATATGGCAAATAGTGTAGATTTAGTAATTGGTTCAGAAGCTATAAAACAAGTTGAAAGTTTAATTTCAAAGTTGAGTCTGGCTGATGCTGAACTATTGAAAATATCACAATCAGCAACTAGCGCAAGTAAAGGAATTAGTGGAATTTCAACTCCAAGCGGATTAGATAAAGCGGTTAGTAATACGAGTGCTTTGAATGCTGAACTTGAAAGACAAAACACTATAATTAAATCTTTAGAAATTGAGATTAAAAAACTTTCATACGCTAGGCAAAACAACAATAAACAAAGTGCTGAAGAATCAGTAAATCAAAGGATTTTAAATCAAAACGCTATTGCGCAAGCTAAATCAACAAGTAATTTAGTAGGTGCTTATCAAAAATTAGATTTAGAACATAAAAAAGCCATTGTTAACGCTCAAAATTTAGGTGTTAAATATGGAATTACCAGTACTCAATTCCTAAAAGCTAGTGCAAGTGCTAACAAAATGGATAATGAATTAAAGCAAATTGACGCCACACTGGGCAAAAGTCAAAGAAATGTAGGTAATTATTCAAGTGCTTTTAATGGTTTGGGAAATGCTTTGGGCGCTTTTGGAATAGTCGGAGGTGTTGCTGGAGTAGTAACATTAGGAAAGAATATTTTTGAAACTACAAAAGAAATTATAAGCATGGATAATGCTTTGAAGTTAGTTACTGAAACTCAAGCTAATTTTGATATTCAACAAGCATTTTTAACTAAAACATCTGAGGATTTTGGGGTTGAAATAGGAAGTCTAACAAAGCAATTTATACAGTTTTATGTATCTGCAAAAGATAAAATAAGCGGTAACGAAATACAAGATATATTTAGAAGTATTACAAAGGCTGGTTCTGCGATGGGACTTAGTACTCAAAATCAAGAGAGAGCCTTTTTGGCATTAAACCAAATGATGTCTAAAGGCACTATTCAAGCAGAGGAATTAAGAGGGCAGCTTGGTGAAGCGTTACCGGGGGCATTAGGAATAATGGCTAAGGCTGTCGGAGTAAATGAAGCCGAACTTGCTAAAATGATGAAGGCAGGGCAATTATTATCTGCTGATGTATTACCTAAATTCGCTAAACAATTAGAGATTACATACGGTATTGAAAACGTAAACAGAATTGATAATCTATCTTCTGCTCAAACGAGATTATCTAATTCTTGGACTAATTTCGTACGTAGTTTAGACGAAGACGGGAACACATTATCTAAATTTTTTAAAACAATATTAGGTACTTTATCTGAAATAGTAAAAGGAACAACTTTAATTTTTCAATCCGAAACAACAAAACAACAAAATACATTTAAACATTTACGAGAAAAAGGATATAAT